TGTACGGGATCAGCATGGTCTCGCCTGCCGGTAAGCGCATCGTGCCGGCACCCGCGGCGAAGCCAGAGGTGAACGACAGCTCGACGTAGTTGGTCGAGTCTAGGTTGGAGATCAGCACCTTGTAGGGACTGGTCACGTCGACAGGAACGTCCAGGGTCTCAGAAGATGCGGTGCCGATAGCCTGAGTCTGGCTGCCCATGTCGGTGCCGACCATGGTGGCGCTCTTGGTGTAGGTTACTGAGGGCAGGTAGGCTCCGTTTTTGGAAGCGTACAGCCGGGCGGTCATTTGAATTTCGTCTGCCATAGAGGTGTGTTAGTTGAGGTTAAAAGAAGGGGTAAATGTCGAGATCGTATGGGGCGAACGTCCAGGAGATGTTTTGCTCTACTTGGTTTGTCTTTGTGACAAGGCTCGTTGAATAGTTTGTCAGCTTCCAGCCCCAAGCGGTGCCAGATGGTGCTTGGATTTGTCCGGTGTTTGGGTCGACCGGAACAGGGGGAAGCATTTGCTGCACAGCAAACGGAAGCTGCCAAGCGATTGCAAAGGATGCCGGTGTGTAGACAGGTGGGATTCCTTGGGGCGTTTGTGGTAGACCTAGGTTTCCCGAAAATGTGGCTATCCTGGTCAGGCTGACCCGAGCAACTGGGAAAGATTCCTCACCGCGGGACAGCTTCTGATAAACCTTGGTGGCCATGGTTCCGCTGTTTGTTGGCAGTGGATCTCCGTTCCTGACAGCAGTCTCAAGGGTGTATTTGTAGCCTGCCGGATTTCCAGTGATTGTGGCCTCCCTGGCGACGGCAGGAAGCGCAAAGATGCTCACGTCGACGTAATCAGTCCGGAACTCGTAGCGGATGTCGGCCAGTTCACCTACCTGCGGGATGCTCTGGTCTTGAATCGGAAGGCCTGGGTCGAATGATGTGCCGCCGATGGTAACGGTTGCCTCAGAATAAGGGCCTTCCTCTCGAATGCTGTACTTGGCGCCCAAAGCCACCCATTGGGCCGATGCGATCCGGAGGGCATCCTTGGGGCCTTTGAATGTCAGCGTGACAACTCGCCCATTGCCGACGTTGTCGTATCCACGGCTGACTTCTACATAGGTCAGCGGCGTGTTGCTCGGAGGCGGCGTTGGAGCGATTAAGTTACCCTGGATCGTTGCCATGTTATTCCTCGACGGCCTCAGCCGTCCTTTGAGTGTTTCGGGCGATGTCCCGGATATCCTGAGCCTGAGTTTTCACCGATCCAAAGTATCGGTCCATGTTTGTCTGAAAAGCGGTGAATCCACCGGTGCGTGCGAGTTGGTCGCCGGTAGCCGCGGAAACCGCCACGGTCTTGAACTTTTCACCTTCCGGAGTCATCTCAATCTTCCGTCTGACCTCTGCTCGCCTGTCCCTAGCCTCGCGTTTGCCTTGTATTTCGGCATCCATCTCGTCCAGGGCTGCGCGTCTGGCCTGTGCAAACTGCTGAAAGAAGTTCTCGATTTGGAAACCGGCTCGGCCTTCGGCAAACATAGCACCAAAGAATCCTTGAATGCCTGCACCTAGTGCTTCGAGTTGCCGGAAAGCTGGCTCAATAATCTTGGCCATGAATGAGCCGGTTCCAGCTTCCATAGTCTTCCGCATGATGTCCACACGGTCGTTTGCCTCGTCCAAGGTGTCTATGACGTCGGTCGACATGATCATACCCAATCTGTGGGCTTGATTTGCTGCATCCGAAAGTCCCGACGCCATGGCTGGAATCAAGGCGCCAGCGCTTTTGCCAGCCAGTTCACGGAAAGGTGTGAGAAGGTTTTGCGGGTTGGCATCACCTTCAAATGCACGGCCGATCTTCAGGAAGATGTCCTCAATCTTTGCTGACTTGATTTCCGAAGCACTGACTTTGAAACGGGCAAAGGCATCAACCAGTCCTTGATCTCCTCCAAGTGCTTTGCCTCGTGCGATTGTGATTTTCTCAAGTGCCGTAGAGACCGCATCCAGGCTTGATCCGCCCATATCGGCGGCGAACTTCATCTCCTGCAAGAACTCGGCAGACACACCGAGTTGCGTTGATAGGTCTTGGAGTTTTCCGGCGGTCTCAAGTGCTTGAGTTCCAAACTCGACCAGCTTATCGACCGCGAAAACACCGGCCACCGTTCCTGAAATGTCCCTGCCGATACTTTTGGCGAGCGATTGAGACCGCTTTAGGCCTGTTTCAAAGGCAGTGCCATCGAGCCCGAGTTTTGCGAGAAGAGAGAATATAGCCATGGTCAGTTGTTGGTGTTTTGTTGCTGCGCCCAATGCCAGAGGGCCTCGTCCTTGGGGCTCCACAGCTCGACATCTCCATGGGTTTCCGCACGAGCCAGGACAAGGCGCTCGGCGTCACCGATTGGCATGGCCAATACAGTATTCTCCTGGAGACCGATATCCATGCAGCAGGCCAGCATTCTCTCGGGCCAAGGCATAGCTAGTGTGCGCCCTTTCCCAGGCTTGCTCAAGATTTCGGGGGCCGTCGACTGCTTGGCCATCCAGTCGTTCCACTTCTCAAACTCGGCATCGAATGAAAGATGCTTGGTCCTCTTTGCCCATAGCCAGATCGCCAGGCCTCGCAGTGGTGAGCGGATTGCCTTCAGGGACTCTCTGACAGGTTGGGAGCACACCAACACAGCCTCCATGAGATTGGAACGCTCTACGGGGCCGCCAAGGGCCAAGGGCGAGCCAATACGATGCAGCACCAGAGAATGGCCGACGCTGAACGGCACCAGCCGGAGCCCCATCACAACGGGACAGGGCTCGGCTGTAGCGTTCAGGATGTCGGCCAGAGCGGTCACAAGTTGGTGGCCGCGGCAGCGCTGATGGCGGGAAAGCGCTTGAGAGTGATCGTCCCGGTGGCTTTGCCGGTCTGGGTGGTCTTGATTGAACCACCGCCGGCATAGATCCATCGACCACCGCTGCCGGTGTTGATGGCGTCAGCGTATCCGCCAAAATTGATCACAGGGGCGTTGGTGATCGCAACAGTCCCGTTGCCTTGAGGCAACGAGCAGCCGTAGAGACGCTCGTTAAGTGCAGTGGCTGCCGTGGCATTCGTTCCAACAGGAATGAAATTGATGGTCAGGGTCAGGCGGTTGTTGTAGGCAATGTGGCCGACCACCTCGCCATTGTTGTTGCGAACCTCCTCGGTGTCGCATTCCCCGGTGATGTCGTAACTTTCAATCTCGGGCGAGATGTATCCGCTGACAATGAGCGAGCCGGAGGCGTCGTACATTGCCAAGGTCGCCGGTGATCCAAAGAGATATTTATTTCCGTGTACGTTAGCCATAGGTGTCTAAGGTTAGATGGTTGCGCTGCAGTAGAGTGTGAAGGTCCTGGTGAACGTCCTAGACCTATTAGAGATTGAGGATGCCCCAAAGTCCAGAGGGGCGGCGAATTGCGCGGTAAACGGGCCGCTGGGATCGTTTGCTGCGGCATCCAAGGCCGAGGCCCCGGTGTCGTCGAAGAGCGGCAGGATCAGGTTGTCGAGCACCTGGACGGTGGTCAGCACAGCAGCCTCGTCGGTGTCGTCGGCCGATAGCTGCAACTCGACAGCGATCTCGATCTCACAGGTTAAGTCGGTGCGCTGCATTGGCCTGGCCGAGTTGGTCGAGACTACCAGGCGTGGGAAGTTGGGCATGACGTCCTGGTCGTCTGGATCGTCGTAGAGACCGCGGCTGTAGGACGTGAGGCAGGTGGGCGTGCCGGCGCCGGAGGCCGACCAGTCGGCGGCCGCCAGGTAGTCAGCGACTGCAAGTTCAGCTCTTAGGGCGACGGCGTTCATTTGATTGTGATCCCGTTGTCTTCAAGAACCTTACCGTTGGCCAGGAGGGCCTCGGTCATGTGGTTGACCATCTCTGTCGTCTCGTCGTCGAAGGCCTTCTGCATGGCCGTGTTGTAGATGCCGGCCACCCGGTTGTATTGGCTGTCAGCAATACCCGCGGTCATTACCACCGAGGCTGTCGGGTTGAAGCCTGGGACAGCCTGAAATCCTCGGGCCTTGGTGCCCTTGTGCGTGGCGACGTTCTCTTCGTTGAGGCCGTACTGGTTAGCAAGTGAGACCAGGGCGGCGTTGGTCTGCTTCGGCGCCTTGTAGCCGGGAGGCTTCGACAGCGGCTTCCACTTGGCGCTTTGAAACTGGCTGAAGCCCTTGTTGTAGACGCGGATCATCTTCACCACACCGGAGCGTAGATATCCGACCGACCCGATGGCCTTCCGCATCAGGGCCGAGGCTGCTGCCTTCATCTCTTCGCCATAGAGGCCGCGGCGACCGCCCTTGGCTTCTTTCGACTGAGCTATGAGGTGCACCCGGCGAAGGATTCGGGATTTACCGATCCGCTTGCCGGTCTTCTTGCTCTTGCGGTTGATGTCACCGACAGGCGTCCCCAGGTAGTCGGCGATCCTGCGGCGCTCCTGGCCCGGGCTCTTGGGCGGCACCAGGACGAACAGCCGGACCATCAGGTAAAAGAATCTGCTGTTGATCGCCTTGTGAAGATCGCGCGAGGTGCTCAACAGATACTGCTTCATGGCAGCGTCGAACTTGCTCGAGTCGACCGTCATGTTGACGACAGGCCTCACTTGGTCTTCGCCCCCAGTTCCAGGTTGTAGTAGGCGCCGGAGGCATCCACACGGCAGGACAGAATGCGGAGGGTCCGGCCTTGGTAGACCAGCGTCCTACCGACCACCGGACGAGGCTTGCAGAAGGTCAGGGCGATGCGGTCGCTGTTCTCCTGGAGGATGAATAGGCCGTCCTCCTTGAGTAGCCGGGAAAAGGTCGTGCCCTGGTCGAGCGTGTAGAGTGTCGAGTCCATCGAGACCAGCGTCGAATCGCAGGTCTTCCAGTCGCTGAACATGACCAGGATCCTCGAGCTCACATTGTCTTGAAAGCCACCGGAGATGGGTACGTTGGCGTCGTTGACCGCTGCCGGGATGCACCGGATCGACGTCCCCTGCCAGATGAACATCGGCGCCCCTAGCATCTGCTGGAGCACCGCCATGCCCTGCTGGAGACTCGAGCCGATGGTGGTCATCAGGTAGTGAAGTAGGTGCCGGAGACTATGAGCCGGCTGGTGGCCTGGAGATGGGGGGCTAGGCTATCGGCGTCTCCTGTCTCGAAATGCGACAGCTCGAGGTAGCTGGTGCCGGCGATTAGCCTGGCGATGATTGCAGTCTTGGCCTGGTTGGTTCCGTTGGTCAGCCACACCGCGGCGGCGGCCTCGTAGGTGACGGGGTCGGGCAGCGACAGCCGGAGGTTGCCCGTGGCGGATCCGCTCACCGAGTTGACGGTGACGTCCGCAGTAAATGTGGTCACGCATCCGATGGTAGTGTGTCGGGCGGTGTTGGTGGTGATGCTGAAGGTGCGGCCACCGCCGGAGTCGATGAGAGTCGGCACCCAGGTCGTCGGTGTAACCAACGGCAGGGCGGCATACAGCTCGTCGAAGTTGTCGTTTATCTTCTCGCCGGCGCCGCGGAGGGTGTCCCCGGTGTTGTCGTTGGCGATGGTGCCGATGTTGATCGTTTGCTGGGCCATAGTTTTATTTCTTGGGTAGGACGTACCAGCCGGCCGGGAGGGTTACCCGGGATGGCCCGACCAGCTTCTTGTCGGCATCGAATCCGTAGACGATGGCCTTCACCGGCTCAGCCAGCATCACCGGATCACCGGAAGGGACCAGGACCACCCGTGTCATCTGGCAACCCAGGCAGGTCAGCAATGCGGCCATCCAGATCGCTCTTGAGGGCATCGGGAGCTTTGCCATGTTGCACATCGGTGGGTGGTGTTTCGCGGAGCCAATCCAACAGAGCTTTTAGGATCTGGTAGACCCAGTTCACGGCTTAGGAACTTCGACAGCGTCCTTGGCATCCTTAGCCCAGATCAGGCCGATACCAGCGGTCACCGCGGCGATGGTCGTCGTCAGGTCGAGGTTGGTTGTCGGGTCACCGTCGAACAGGGCCTTGAGAGCCCCACCAACAGCGACGAGAATGGCACCTACACCGGCAAGAGTTGTTTTCGTGTTTTTCATTTAGAGCGGAATAATCGAAACGCGGCGTAACAGGCGCAAAGTAAGCCGATCACTGCCGTGATAAGCCTTACCCAGTCGGTCAGTACCGGAAGAAACGAAACAGCGGTGGCACCTGCCGCTGCTGCAAGGCTTAGTCCAGGGCTGGTGCTGCTGTTCGTTGGTTCCATTACTCGGATTTAGGCTGTGCTGCGTTGAGGATGATGTCTGCCAGAGGAACGCCAACCTTAGCGTTCTGATAGCCACCGGCTTTGATTGCAATGTCGATGAGTTGGAGGAGGCTGTTGGCCTGCTCCTGAGTGAGTTCGATCTTGATCATGCGGCGGAAGTATCGGCAACCACCACAGGCTCCGCAACCACAACCGGAGGCGGCACCGGCACCCACGGCAACGGCAGCGTCACCACGGGCGGATCGATCTGATTCTCGATCTGCGCGGTGACGTTGGCCTCGATGGCCGCTTGATCGACTCCGTTAGCGTAGCACCAGCCAAGCACCTGTTCCTGCGTCAGGTCAGGATATGGCGTGAAGCTACCAGACGGCGGAGCGAACGAGCAGGAGCCGTAGCAGGTGCCGCTGTATTGATCCTGAGTGCCGTTGCATCGCCAGTCGGCGGTGATGACGACATTCGTTTCAGAGCCTTCGGTGGGCTTAACGAGAAGGCGTTCGATGATCCAGAGGATGGTCATATTGGTATTTGTTAGGCCAAACGAAGTACGTTAAACTGAATGGCTTGATTTACGCCGCTTGTTTGTGTGACTTGAACATCTGCTCCACTAAGAGTAATTGTTAGATTTAGGGCAGTAGAAATAGCTGTGATTGCAGCAGTTCCACCAGATACCTTAACAATAGAAACAGCGTTGTAATTAGCTGGAGCAGAGCTTCCTGTGATATAGGCAGTCACCATCAATGTTGATTCAGATGGTGCAGCAAACATTGTGGTTGGAGTTGCAGTAGCAATCGACCCTGTAGTTCCAATTAGCGTTGAGAATATTCCTGCTAATATTTTAGCAGTGTTTGAAATGCTACCGCCGGAAAGAGCCGTCCCCACGCCGACGTTGCCGCCAGACGGCTGCAAAACGAGCGGAAACTGAACACTGTTCGCGGCATTTGCGGCTTGAAGATTGAACTGGTACGGAGCGGAAAGCGATTGTTGTCCAAGCAAACCGGCACCAAGCCCAGCCATCTGACCAAAGCAGAACGTAGCGTTCGTCCGGTTGATCGTGTCGTTAGCGACTTTGTAGACATCCAGCGCGGCAACAGGACTGTTGAACACGCCCAACCCCGTAGAGTTGAGGGTCATTCGAGTGCCGCCTGCGCCGTCTGCCCATGTGAATACACCAGAAGCAGCAATTCTGTATTGCTCGGCACTGTTCACACGCAGAACCAAAGGATCGGCAGTAGTGGTTCCAAGAAAAGCAACATTTCCAGCAGAAACAGCTCGAAGCGTGGTAGTTCCATCACTGAAATTAGCACCACCAATAACGTGGAGTTCAGCAGTAGGAGTCGCCGTACCAATACCCACCCGATTGTTCGTCGAATCAACCTTCAGCGTACTCGTGTCCACCGTCAGATCGCCGGTGATGGTGGCGGAGCCAGCGGTAACGAGTCCGGTGACAGTCAATGCTCCACTCGCGGTTGGCGAGGATGAGAGCAGATTGTTGACGCTGATACGTTTTGTCGTACCAGATGCGGCCATCGACGTATCAGATACATCGACCACCGGAAACATATCGTTGACTGGATCAGCAGCCGTTAAGGCTGTTAGTGCTGTAATCTTTGAGTCTGCCATGGGTCAGTTTGATTGAATTTGAAGTTTTCCGTCGTCCTCCCGAAAGAGAAAACCAGCGTCCTCTCTCAGTAAGGAATCAAAGGTGCCGAACGTGATTACGATTTTTCCGATGCCGTCCTCCTGCAGGATGAAGAACTCGTCCTCCTGGAGAAGGTCACGGCGCAGCACAGGCAGGTCGGTGCCACCGGCTTGACCCGGGAATAACCTATTCAGTGCTATGCCGTTTGCGATCATTTAGCTGCGGGCAAGGAAGGCCACCACGCTGCCGGAAGAGATTTGAAAGCCGGTGATATTGCCCACCAGCGGAAACCCAGCCGGGATGGTCTTTGAGGTCCAAGTGCCGGAGATCTGGTAGCCAGTGATGGACGTAAACACCGTCGGCTCAGTAGGAATCAAGCCAGCCCAGTTGCCGGTCTGAGCGGCGGTGCTGGTAATGAGCGCGAAACCTTCGCGTCCCATTGAATACTCAGTCGAAATGTCTGCTTGGACGGCCATAAAATTGTGTTTCGGTTAAAGGGGAGGTCACCAGCGTATCCAGCGACCTCCCCAGTTTTGGTTTGTTAACCCTTACGAATCTTCGG